TCCCACCTTTGAATAACTTTTCTTTAATTAATTTAATTTGTTCCTTGGTGAGTATATCAAGAGCGGACTTTGCCTTTTCATTATTATATCCATAATACTCTTTTACACACTCAATGTCTTTCAATTTATCAGCTCTTAGATAAGGAGTAAACCTCTTCTTTGCTCTAACACTATTTAGTAGAAATTGGAATTGCATATCTTTATCTAAGAAAGGATTACGATTCATTTCATTAGAAAGCATTATAGTATCTGAAAAACCAGATAATATCTTATTTACCATAAACGGTGGATACTTTTTAACCCAATTCTCATCATCAGAATTCATAAGGTTCTTTTTAGTGAAATTTATAGCAGAGAGATAATCTTTGAATAAATCATATCGTTTATGATTCCACTCATCCATCTCCTTTTCAAAAGATATTCTAGATTCCTCTACCTCATTATATTCTTTTTCATATCCTGGCAAATAACTCATTATATATTTTTCTTTCTGGTGCCCCTTGACAGATTCGAACTGCCGACCTATTGATTACAAATCAATTGCTCTACCAACTGAGCTAAAGGGGCGAGCATTATTTAAATTTAACTTGGGACATTAATTCAGTCAAACAAGCAACTAGATTAATTTCTTGATCTGCAACGAAGGCAGACTTGTATTGATAGTCAGCGATAATCAGAACAGCATGAGGTATTGTTTCTGGTTGTAAACTCTCATACATACTATCATAGATTTTACGAAAGACTTTCACAGGATCATTATCAATATTATTTACTACCCACTTTCTCATATCACCGAACTCTTTACCTTTAAGATGAGATACTAATGTCTTTAGATTTTCATCCGAAACATTTACAAGAATACCTGCGTCAATAGTTCCTGCAACAGAATATCTTTGCAATTCATTTATAAGTTTTCTAAAGTCTGGGAAATGTTTTTTGATTAATTCAGCAAGTACCTTTTCTTCAAAGTCTACATTCTGTTCTTTCAGAATATAAGTTGCTCGCTCAAACAATTTACTTGCCAACTTAGGTTTATCTTTATTGGCAATCCTAAATTCTATGTTTGAAAATCTACTATGTAGGGGTTCTATGATTCTATTCTTGAAGTTACAAGTTAGAATAAATCTACAGTTCTTGTGAAACTCCTCGATGAAACCTCTTAGAGCAGGTTGTGTAGATTGTGGATTAAGATAATCTGCCTCATCAAGTATCACTACCTTTTTACCACCAGATAATGATACAGTAGAAGCAAAGTTCTTAATCTTATTTCTTAGTACATCAATGCCACCTTCTTCAGAGCCATTAATCATAATCCAATCACAATTCAGTTGTTGACATAATGCCTTTGCAACTGTAGTCTTACCTATCCCGGCAGTACCAGAAAATAGTAGATTAGATAGTTCACCCTTTTCTATAAAAGATGTAAAGAGAGTTTTAAGAGATTGTGGTAATATACAATCATCTATTGTTTTAGGACGATACTCCTCGACCCACAGAAAATCTGACATTTTTTATTCACCTTATTCATTATATAAAATTTATTTTGTAAAAGAACTATCAGGTTCTAAAGCAATCCAGTATTGAATGGGCAACTTCTTATGTTGAAAATGAGAGATTGATTTCGAAGATACTTGTACATCATAATCACCAGATAACATTTTCATATTCTCTACTTTGAAATAGAATTTGAAATCAGCAGTAGCGCCTTCAGCAATATCTAATGAAAATGTATTACAGGTACTATTCTTTTTATCACATACAGTAAGTGAAATATTACCACCATTAGTTCCTACTAGTGCAAGATCAGGTGTGTGAAGAATAGCAGCCATCTTCAATAACTCTTTTAGATTAGATTCAGAAAGAGTAAAGGTTACATCTGCTTCAGGCATTGTAACTTCTTTAGTTGGCGATACGATTACTGACGGATCAGAATAAAAGTATTTCGCCTTAGACTTACTGCCTTCAGAAGCAATAGTCATAAACTTATCTTCTAATTTAAGTTCAGGTTTATCAAGACTTGTAACCACAGATAAAAATTCATTCAGATCATAGATACCGAATTCATTTGTAAATTCTTCTGTGATTTCTGCCTTGGCAAAAATATTTCTCATAGTTGAGATTGTTGACAACTCATTACCTGTTTTAATTAATATATTAGTATTAATACCTGCAAAGTTTTTAAGTGTGTCTAGTGTGTTTTGATTTAGTTTCATTATATAGATTCTTTCATTTAAGTTATAATAGTATAATAACACTTATGAGGGGTAATGTCAAGCACACCCCTCAAAGTATTTTATTTATCTACCTGGGCCAGTATCAGCAGGTAATGGTGGAACGGTTTTATTGTTACTCATAGCGTGTAACAGGTCATTCAATCCCTCGTCAAAATTTAAAGAGTCGGCAATTTTACTCGCCCATTCTTTTTTACCAAAAACTTTAGTACCGAGTTGATAAGCAACTGAGTCTGCAGCCCTACCTTTTACAGCAGGTTTACAAAGTTGTTTTTGAGTTGTTTTATTTGCTTTAATAAATTCCTCAAAACATTTAGTAATTTCTTCATTATCCATTCTCATACCTTCTGGAAAATGTTCATAGCCACTATCATCTGGACCAAAGATTTCAGAGTCTTCATCATTAAGTACAAGATATCTTGCTAATCCCGATAATAAATAACCAGTAACAGTACAATCATTTGGCCAAGATTTTTGTATTATATTAGAAGCGTCAACTAAATAAGACATACCGATCTTATTTTTTAAAACATCATCTTTAAATGAAGTAAAAGCGCCCAATGTCTTATTATTAGGATTAACTTTTAATACATCTAAATCACAATTGATTAAAGCAGCCCTTATAGTTAAACTATCTGGATCTTCCCAAACGCATCCAGATTTGAAAAGTTCCTCTGGTTTCATAACTTCTGAGTCACCATTCTTCTTTTTAAAAGCATATGCTTCTATCTTTCTAGATTCTGCATTATTAATTTCAGTAAGATTCGTAATAGTAGCTGGCATATATTCAATGCCCGATAATAATGCTAACATAATTCTACGAAAACCATCCCAAGCATATACTCTACCACTTTTTCTTACTGATAAATCTAATGTGCCTGCGAGCATAGTATCAAATGGACAGGTTGATTTCGTCTTTTTCTCTAGAAAAGATTTAAGATGTTCCAATATCTTAGTCATTTTTAGTTTTCTCTGGTAAGACATATCAATCCAAATATCATTTAGATTTATCTTTTCGTTTGTTGTGGGATGTTTAGCAACAGGAAGTTGCAAAGTGTCCGATTCATATGGACTTTTTTTATCTTTGTAATAGTCAAAGTGTTTCTCGTTATCGTAACAAGACCTTATATTTTTTACAATATCAGACACTCTAATTTCACCATCTAGATTTAGAAGGTATTCTTTTAATTCACTTAATTTCATTTTAGTTCTCCTTAGGCCTTTAGCGGCCATTTCAGTAATTGTGTTAGAAAAATTCTACACTTATATACTGTTGTCTTTATTTCTCTATTATATCACCTAAGAGGGGTAATGTCAAGCACACCCCTCAAAGTAATTTATTTAATTTTAATTGTACGAGGTTTCTTCTCGTCTGGTACAATCTTTTCAACATCTATTAAAAGCATTCCATCTTTCAATTCAGCAGCATTTACAACCACATCATCTGCGAGTGTAAATTGTTTCGTGAATTTTCTTTTTGAAATACCTCTATGTATGACCTCATCATCTTTAGAGTCAGAATCACTATCAACCGATTGTATTTTCAGTTGACCATTAGCTGTTTCAACAGAAATGTCCTTCTTGCCAAAACCTGCAAGTGCCATTTCAATCTGCCAATTGAATTCATCTATCTTTTTAATGTTGTAAGGGGGGAATGTCTGTACCTTCTGATGTGCTAAATGCATATCGAAGTGTTCAAACAAGTTGTCGAAGCCTACTGAAAACGGTCGTAGGTCATTCCAGATTTGTAATGTTCTATTCATTTTGTTTCTCCTTTTTAAGCGAGTTTAATTTGAGTCCCATAATTGG